TAGAAGTTGTGCCTGTGCTGTTAACTTGATCGGTTCCTACTTCATGAGCATAGTAAATACTAGCTCCATATAAATTTGTAATACCTAATATATCTGGAAATACAGGTGTAGCTGTTGCAGTATACTCTGTTGCATATGGAGCATTAAATACCCCTTGGTCTTGATACGTAGTTCTAGCTAATGATGAAGTTGTCCAAACATTTTCTGAGTAATTATAGGTCACACATCTATCAACTTGATCAGATCCATCTTTTGGATAAAACCAATTTATTTCTGTATATAAAGTATTAGGTGAAGAATAGATAACATCCCTTGAGTTTAAGTTAATACCTAGATTATCTCCATCTGTACTAAATACAAAATCTTCTACAAGTGATGGTAATGATTTAACTGTGCCATCATATACAAAAAAACCACCTTCGGCTGACATCCACCACACAGCACCGTTTGCATAAGACATGGCGTGTTGACCAATGCAACCACAGTTGGTACCAACTTGTCTAACAGAAAAAGTAAAAGGTGGACCAACAAATTGAATTACATAAGCTGCAACATCTGTTGATACGAAGATATAATCTTTACCTTGTATAGCTGCTCTAATTTCATTACCACTGTCTAATCTAAATGTACCAGCCGTATTAGTAGCAGTAGGTGCATATGTATTTAAATCTTCTTGGTTTGAAAATCTTACGAACATAGGGTCTTGTGTTGTAGGATCACCAATAGTTGTTTCTGTACCTAAATGAAATACGTGTCTATCTCTATCTGATACAATAGAAATTCTTGTAGCTGTTGGATTGTTTGTCGTGTTAAAATTCGTTGTTGATTGTGAAGCTCTGTTACCTCTAGGAGAGGATGCTCCAGCATCCCAAGTAAAAGTTTTACCATTAAATACAGTTGCAACTAAGACTTCACCAAAGTTATCAAGACTCCAGTTGCCTGGATCCAGAATCACGTTACTTACTGTTCTTTCAGTTCCCCAGGTACTATCGTTCCATAAGTAAGTTCCCCAACCATAACCTGCAGTTTGAAAAGTAGGACCCACTTCAACATAAGGATTAACAGTTGCAGCACCGGCTGCAGTCATACCTGAGCCTCCTTCATTTCTAGAAGCTAGTATAGTAAGCTTGTCTACATCTGGAGTTGTTTGTATTTCATAAACTTTTTGTAATTCTGCAGGTGTAAAATCTGATGCACCTGTTACTGTTACACCAGATAATGTTACATATCTTCCTTTAGCCAAACCATGAGATCCTTTATTTATAGTTACAGTATTTGAACCATTAACAGTTGTTATAGTACATCCAGTAATCGCTGTATCTAGGGGAGTAATGTCAAAAAAATCATTACCGTAATATAAAAATAAACCTTGCGATGTTCCAATAGCTGTGTATTTCTCACCAGCAAAAGAAGTGAAAGCATGTTGTTTTCTAGCTGCACCTGGTAAAGTTAAAGACCCAGCGGTTAATTGATTCCAACCACCTATTTTCTCAGGTAGTCCATATCTAAACCTAACAAAATCACCATCTGTCCATTGCCCCTCAGCACCAGATTCTGTGTCTTGTTTGTTAAAGCCAGGCTTGAAATTTAATTTTTGTAGCATATAATAGCTTATATATTAGTTTTATAAAGAATGAAAGTATCATAATAATAAACCATTTGAAAGCAATTGTAATAAGGTAATAAATAGTGAACTTTAAGATATTTGAAATAATAGAGACAAAACAATTTCAATTTGTACAAATACATAAAAATGCTAATTTGAGCGTTTATGAATGCATTAAATCTTGTTATAAAAGTGAAGAAGTAATACTTGGTAATCTTTTATCTAATAAAGTCAGATTCTGTATTATCAGAGATCCTTATGAAAGATTTTTATCTGGTCTAAGATACGATTTATTAAACCACAATGTAAATATTAAAGACATAGATATTAAAAAATTATTTACTACAAATGAAATTAGTATTTTAAATTTTGAACGAGGAAATATAAAACATAGCATATCTCAAATTCCTTATTTAATGAATACTAAAATAACTCATTATATAGATATAAAAGATTTAAATGTATTTTTAAAAATGCATTTTGGTAAAAGTGAACACATTAATAAATTTCCTGAAAAATATAAAGATTCTAAGTTTTATAATATTGAAGAATATCTAGATAAAACTGAAATAATGAAATATTTACATTTAGATTATTATATATACAATTATATAAAAAATTCTTCATTTTTATGGGAATGGCAACATGGAAAAATATTTGATGTTAAAACATGATTAATTTTTTAATTAAAAATAATAAATTAAACGAAACTAAAAGTAGTTTACGTATTACGTATCCTAGGACAGTAGATATAATATATGGAAATTATCCATATCCTCATGTAATTCACAATTTTATATTAGATATAAAAAATAATTTAAATCCTAAAATGGAAAATTACACTAATGTAAAAGGAGGAATGACTGATTGGCATCATTTTTTAGATAATGATAATTTTAAAGGTTTTATTGCTCACTTAATAAATACTCATCAGACCACTCATCCAGGAATATTTCAATATTTTTTAGAAAAAAATACAGTATCCGATGCATGGGGTAATGAAATAAAAAAAGGAGATAGTTTAAAATATCACACACACCATTGTTTACATGGTATCTTATATTTAACAAAAGGATGTGATTTAATATTGCCTGAGTTAAATATAAAAATAACCCCAGAACCTGGTGATTATTATTTATTTCCTCCAGAAATAATACATGGGTTTGATTTATATGAAGGGGATAATAATAGATATAGTCTAATCTTTAATATCATAGAAGAAGATCATTTTGAATATTTTAAAAAATTAAAACAATGAAATTAATATATTCAATTCCTGATAAACTTTATTACATACAAAATTTTTTAGATTATAATAATTACAAAGGTATTCATGATGCTATTTTTAAAGAACGTAAAAAAATAAATTTACATTCATCTAAAGGTATATGGAACGATGGGTTAATTAATAACATTATACCTCCTCAAAGAGTAACGGTTTCAAAGTATCCTCCTTTTGACATATTAAAAACATTAACTCAGTATAATAAATTTTATCAATTAAAATTAAAAGACATAACCACCACTATTCATTATATGAAAAAGGGAGCAGGTATTAATTGGCATAGTGATGAATCATGGAAGTATGGAGCTACATATTATGTAAATAATAGGTGGAATACTCAGTTTGGTGGAGAATTAATGTTTACAAGTAAAAATGGTCATGGTTACATACCGGTAGTAGGTAATTCTTTAGTGATAATAAAATCTCCCCTTGAACATAAAGTTAATCCTGTTTTAACTAATATTGTTCCTAGAATTTCTGTACAAATGTTTATGAAATGAGGTATTTAAAATGAATGAAAAAACAGTAAATATAACTAATTTTATAGGGGTCTATGATAATTACATTCTCCCTGAAGAATGCAATAAAGCAATTAAATTATATGAAGATCAAAATAAATTTAATAATACAGTAAATAGAATAGGAGGGGAAAAAGCATCTATTTTACAAAAACAAGATCAACAATTTTTTGCAGCGCCTAATAATATAGATATTTGGTGGGAATCTTTAAAACCAATGATGGTAAATTTTGATTTAGCTTGGACTCATTATGTTAAAAATGTAGGAGCTGACGATGCTTATGGATCTCCTTTTAATTTTACCAATTTAAAAATACAAAAAACTTTGCCTACAGAAGGTTATCATGTTTGGCATATAGAACATGGTAAAGGATTTGAAAATGAATCACGAGCTTTTGTATTTTCTATTTATTTAAATGATGTGAAAGAAGGTGGAGAAACTGAATTTCTTCATTTTTCAAAAAGAGTTAAACCTAAAACTGGAAGAATAGTTATCTGGCCCGCTGCTTTTCCTTATCTCCATAGAGGAAATCCACCATTGTCGGGTGAAAAATATATTGTTACTTCTTGGATAATGTTAAGATAATTAAGAAGAATAAGAAGTAGGTCTTGCACCTAATCTAGCAATTTTATCTGATTCAGATTCACCTTCAACATTATCAGTGTCCCAATCAGATTGTAATTGAGATAAATGAGCTGCGTCCCATCTAGTAATAAAATCTTGAAAGTCACCTAAATTTGCATCTTCCCAAGAAGAGTGTGAAGTTTCATCTCTGTATTCTACAGTATCACTTGGATTAGAAGTTCCATATTGAATAGCCCAAATATTTGACCATTTAGCTAATCCCCAAAAATCATTATCAGAAATTGTGTATCCTGTTCCAGCTGCATCTCCATTTTGTTTAATAACTATTTTGTCATCAAATACTACTGTCCATTGCGCGTTTGTTGCCATATTTTCTCCTAAGTCTTAATAATATAAATAATTGTTAAATAAGGTTGTAATACCGAAGTTGCATCACCTGAAAAGTTTGCACTCATATTGTGAGAGTGACCCTGACCTGAACCAGCATTCTGTGTATTTTGACTTTGTATCTGCCCTCTGTACCTACCTGGAAATCCAGGACCACCTGATTGAGGACCTGCTTTGAATGAGTGTGAGTGACTGGCAAGTTGTGCTGTGGATAAAGAAGCATTGGCTGTTGAACCACCAACGTTTCCAGTTGAAGCTACTGTGTTTGCTCCA